ATTACTAAATCACCTTGTAAATTTGTACACCAAGACTATCAATTATTATGTACTGATAAATACAATAGTAATTTTCTTTATAAAATTAAAGGTCCAGGTGTAGTTGGTGATTGTGGTACTGCTCTTTTGATGCATGTGCCAAGTGCCAATATGATTGGAGGTATTTTGGTAGCAACTCAATCAGTATTACAAGAAGTATATTTTGTTCCCTTGACAATTTCTCAAATTGAAATAGGAGTCGAATATCTCAGAAATACTGGTATAGTTTTAGCTTCTTCTTCTAGTGGAACTCTTAATCTAGAAGGTTTTACACTTTCTTCATTACATAAGAAAAGCAGATTTAATTGGATAGAAGATTCAAACGTGAACTTATATGGTACTATGAATGTGCCTAGAAGTAAACCCAAGTCGCGAGTCACTAAAACAATTTTGCATGATATAGTAAGTTTGAGTTATGATGTTCCTAAAATGGGTGCTCCCCTAATGTATACAGGTGTAAGAAATGGAAAATGGGTAGATGGATATAGATATGCTCTTCTTAAGAAGTCAGCAGAACCTTTTCATATACCTGAATCAATTATAATACCTTCATATAAAGCTTATTGGGATGATATTCGCCAATGCGAACTCATTAGTGATTGTACTGTTCTTACATTATATGAAGCAATAAATGGTAGACCAGGAGAGCGTTTTTGTGATTCTCTCAATATGTCTAGTAGTACTGGCTTTCCTTATAATAAACCAAAAAATTCAATTTTTGACCATAGTCCTCGCGAAGGTTACGACGAAGGCAAAATGTTAAAACCTGAATTTTTAAAACTTTTAGAAACGATGTTACACACTCTTAAAGAGGGTGAACAAGTGCATCCTATCTTGTCAGCACATTTAAAAGATGAAGCTACAAGCGAAAAGAAAATATTATTAGGGAAAACTAGAATGTTTCAAGGATTACCAGTACTTTTCAATATTTGTGTTAGAATGTACTTTTTGCCACTTGCAAGAGTGATAATGCGTCGCAATATTCTTTTTGAATGTGCCGCTGGATGTAATGCAATGAGTGATGATTGGACAAAATTTGGTACATATCTCAGTTTTAGTGAATTGCTCATTAATGGAGATTTTAGCAGTTATGATTTGAAAATGCCTTTTAGTGTTTTATACTATTCTTTTCAAATACTATTGCTTATGGCCAAAACAGCAGGATATACAGAGGAAGATATTACAGCTATGTCAGCTATGGTGGAAGATATGATTTATCATTATACTATTGTAGATGGAGATTTAGTTATGTTTAAAATGGGTCATGCTTCAGGGCATCCACTCACTGTCATAATTAATAGCATAGCTAACAGCATATTAATGAGAATGGTGTATGAAAAACTTGGAGGAGATGTTAGCACTTTCAAGACATTTGTTAAACTTTTAACATATGGAGATGATAATATAGCTTCTGTCTCACCAACAGTTTCTCATTTCTTTAATCAAGTCAATATAACAAAAGCTTTTAAAAATCTAGGTATTATATATACTATGGCTGATAAAGAAGCAAAAGTTGTTCCTTTTG